TGATTCAGGTCAACCAGACCGACGCGCGCATGGTCCCTGCGACCACCGACCTCTATCAGGCAATCACCTCCAAGCGCATCGCCTACGACCCAACCGAAAACCAAACCCTGACTGCGCACATCCTCGCCGCGGTCGCCGTACCGCGTGGAGAGTCCGGGTGGCGCATCCGCAAGCCGCGCGGAAATCGCACGGCAAAGATTGACGCCGCGATCGCGCTCATCCTTGCAGTCTCGCAAGCGCTCCAGCCGGCACCGAAGAAGAGCATCGGCGCCTTCCTGGCTTGACCCCCAACCCGCGCTCGTGATCGCCATCGGCGATGCGAACGCCTCACCCTGGAGACGCCTGACCAATGACGACCCCCAACTTTGCCGATCCGCGCAACGTCATCGACGGCGCTCGCAAGGACTCTCTCGCCACCTGGCAGGCATTCTTCGGGATGCTGGAGCAGTCCACCGACCGCTACACTACCCGCTCGGAGTGGGCGAAGGCGCCCGCCGACGAGGCCTTCGTGTACGCCGCGATCCGCATCCGCAGCCTCGCCGCTTCCAGCGCGCCGCTGCGCGTCTTCGTCAAGAGCGGTCAAGACCTGATTCCCGCCGAGGTCGCGAACGATCGCAACGCTTCAGAGCTGCAAGCGCTCCTTGACTTTGTCAATCCCGACACGATGAGCAGCGCCGACCTGAAGGCAACGCTGATCAGCAGCCTCTCCATCTACGGCGAGGCGTACCTCGTCAAGACCCGCGGACGCCTCGGTGGCAAGACGCAGGAGCTGCACTTCATCAACCCAGCAGCGGTGAGCCCCGTGATGGGCGACCACTGGATTGACGCCTACGAGTACCGCCCAACGGGAACCGCCATGATGGCGACTTACCTCCCAAAGGACGTCATCCCGTTCCGCGCACCCGGCAACTTTGTTGACCCAACGCGCGGACTCTCGCCACTCTCGGCGCTGCGCGACGAGATCAGCACCTCGCGCATGGCGGCAGAACACACCAACAGCCAGATCAAGAACCACGGCGTGCCGGCTGGCGTGTGGGTCGCACCGAAGGATTCGGAGATCACCGCGCAGGATCAGAGCACCATCCGCCGCGTCCTCGCCTCACTCCGCGGACCGCGCAACGCGGGCAAGACGCCCGTCCTCCCGGGCGGCCTGGAGTGGAAGTCCCTCGGACTGACCGAAGCCGACGCGCAGTATCTTGCCGCGCGCAAGATCTCGCGCATGTCCATTGCCGCAGCCTTTGGCATTCCACTCTCACTCCTCGGAGACGACGAGAAGGCGGGCGTCTATCGCAGCATTCGCGACGCCGAGGAGGTCTTCTGGCGTCGCCTCTCCTCCGAGCTCGCCTGGGTCGCCTCGACCTTTGACTCGTGGCTGACGCCTGAGTTTGACCCGAGCGGCAACAAGTTGACGGTTCGGTTCGACCTCTCGGGGATTGAGGCACTCCGCCCAACGCTGCAAGAGGAGACGGCCCTGTGGCAGTCCCTGCTTGACCGTGGTGTCGTCACGCCGAACGAGGCGCGCGCACACTTCGGCGTTGGCACCCCGACCGACTGGGGCAACACGCCAATCCTGACGCTGCAAGTGCAGCCGCAAGCGGTTGAGGGCGCAGCGCCAACGATCGCCGAGCCAATCCCCGTCAACGTTCCCGCCGAAGATCCAGCGGCGCAGCCGGTGGCGTCCACCGTTGAACTGCCAAAGGACATCTACAAACACCCCGCGGTCAAGGCGTACCTCGCGGGCGAGCCGCTCGACCTTGTCGCACTCTTCGGCGCTGAGCCGGATGAGGCGACACGGACGACGCTCGAGGTCGGCATCCGCCGCCGCTACAACGCCGAACAGATCGCCGCGGGCGTCCCCACTGAGGGATTCTCCGGCCTTGAAGGAGTGACCCGATGAACGGTCTCAAGTTCACAACGCTCGACGATGGATCTCTTGAGATCGAAGGCGTCGGCATCCCGTTCGGTGGACCGATCGACGGGAAGGATCTTCACGGTCAGTACTTCAGCGCGAAGACCGACTTCGCCTGGGACCTGATCACCGACGGTCAGCGCCCGCTGCTCTATCAGCACGGTCTTGACAGCACCCTGAAGACCAACGTCATTGGACGCTGGTCGGTCAAGAAGATTGACGATGCGGGTGTCTGGGTTCGCGCGCAGCTTGACGCTCGCAGCGCCTACCTCAACGAGATCAAGGATCTCCTCGGCGCCGATGCGCTCGGGCTCTCCTCCGCGACCATGGGGCACCTCGTAAAGGTCTCCGCCAAGACGGGCGAGATCCTGCGCTGGCCCGTCGTGGAACTAAGCCTCACCCCAAATCCTGCCAACCCTGCTGCGTACGTCGTGAAGACCGCCGAAGAGATTGAGGCGATCGAGTACGTCTCCGCCAAGCTTGCCATTCTCGGTGAGCCTGAGCCGGACGAGGTACCAGCGCCAGAGAGCGAGCCAACCCCTGAAGAGGTTCCCGCCGCAAAGGACACGACGGTCGTCGTCGCAGCCGATGCGGAGATGGGCGAGTCAGAGGACGAAGACTATGACAACGACGATTGGGAGACGTGGGGCGATGTTGCAAAGCACGCCGCCTCGTGCCTGATTGAAGTCCTTGAGATGACCGACGTGGTCGTCGGCGACGAGACGATGAAGGCGGCACTGGATGCCGTCGTCACGCCACTCCTCGCATTCATCACGGCGTGCGAGCAGTACGCCACCGCGGGCACGCCGCTTCCGAGCTCGGTAGAAGATGCCGAACTTATGGAGCAGGTCGAGTACGCGCCAACCCCTGCAACCGATCCAGCAGTTCCCGAAGTGCAACCTGCCGCCAGCCTCGCGATTCTCGCGGGAACGGATGCGGAGAGCGTCAAGGCTGACCTGGCACGGCTCAAGGAGCAGATCCGCGCAATCGCGCGAGAGGCTGCCCACCAAACACTCAAGGGTCGCTGACCCTTGAATCAATCAAGGAGCAACAACATGGCAGAGAACTTCCTCTCCGCTGATGCTGTGAAGGACATCGTCAAGGACGCCGTGTCGGAGGCCGTCAAGGCCGTCAACACCGTCGCCGACGAGGATCGACCAGCAGCAGTCAAGAGCGTGTCCGTCATCAAGCGCGCCTACGGCCTTCCAAAGGTCGGGGTCGCAATGAAGGCAGTCACCCGCGGCAGCGACCGCGACGCATCGTTCGAGAAGGACTTCTCGCAGGCCGCTTCTGAAGTCTTCGGCTTCGGCAACGACCGCGAGGGCAGCCGCTCAATCGTCTGGCCAAAGACCATGGATGAAGCCATCCAGGTACTTGACGCCATGGGCGAGGGCAAGCATGCCGACCTAGTCGCCAGCGCAAAGGCAATGGCTGAAGGTTCAGCCGGAACCGGTGGCGCACTCGTTCCACCTCAGTACCTCCAGGAGGCCTTCGCCTACGCCCTGACTCCAGGGATCGTGGTGCGAAACCTTCCAGGCGTCACCGTCATGCCAGTCAAGACCGGCACGACCGTGTACCTGCCACGAGAGGACGCCCGCGCCGGTGGCGCTTCGGCTGCTGAAGCCGCAAGCCTTTCTGCTCAGGACGTGACCTTCGCGCAGCAGAGCATCACCCTGAAGAAGCAGTACGGATACCGCTCATTCTCGAACGAGCTTCTTGCCGATGCTGATCCAGCATGGAATCAGTTCATCACCAAGACGCTTCTTCGCGACGTGGCGCTGTTCCAGGACGCTCAGTATCTTGAGGGCGCCGGCACCAGCTCCTTCATCACGGGCTTCTCGACGTACGGTTCGACGACCACTGGGCCAACCCCAGGTACGGCCGGCGGAACGAACGGCGGCACCATTGTGCTCGACAACATTCTTGACGCGATTTACAATCTTCGCGCCGTGAACGTTGAGCCACAGCAGGGTTCAGGATTCTTCATCATGCACCCACGCACGCTCAACACGCTGACCAAGATCAAGGACACGACGGGCAACTACATTGTCTCGTCGTTCCAGGGCGTGAACACCCCGATGTACTTCGGCGGGCAGCTCCCAGGGTCGAACGGCCCGAAGGCGATGCTCCTCGGCGTACCGGTCTACCTCACGAGCCAGATCGGAATCGCAAACACGGTTGGAACGTCCACGGACTGCTCCAACGTCTACGTGGGCGATGCCAGCAAGGTCATCATCCTGGAGCGCCAGGGCATTGAACTCGCGTTCAGTGACCAGGTCGGCTTCGCGAATGACCAGAGCGCTTGGCGCGCAATCGGCCGTTCGGCTGTTGCAGTGACCCAGCCAACCGCACTCGAAGTGATCAAGGGCGTCCGCGCCTAAGCACTTCTCGCCTAAAAGTTAGGCACGCGCCCCTCGGGTCTTCGGACTCGGGGGGCGCACCAACCCCACCACCCCCTCAATCCTGCGAGGTCCTATGGCAACTGCATCCGGCGCCTACGCGACAACCGCTGCGGTCAAGACCCGCCTCGGGATTCCCTCCGCGGATACGACCGACGACTCCGTCATCGGGTCTATCTGCGATCAGGTCAACCAGTACATCGAGAGCTACACGGGTCGCGTGCTCGCTCCGATCGGCACGGCGACCTATACCTTTGACGGCTTTGACGCCATTGACAACCGCGTCCTCGTCCTCCCGCGCGGTGTCCTCACCGTCTCGCTGCTGGAGACCGCCACCTACACCGGCGGCTCGTTCGCGACGGTTCCTTCGACCGACTACTTCTTGCGCCCAACGGCGCAAGAGAAGGACCCCGCCTTCCCCTACACCGAGATCGTCATGACCAACGTTCCCTCGGCGAATAACTACTCGCCGCTCTTCTACAACGGCTACGGCACGGTCCGCATCACGGGCACCTGGGGCTTCGCGGCGATCCCTGACGACGTGCAGGAGATCTCACAGGTGATGGCGGTGCGCGCGTGGACCGCACGCCAGGCTGGTCAGACCGACCAGATCGGCGTCACCGAGACGGGCTCTCCCGTCATCAGCCGCACGCTCTCAATCCGCGACCGCGACACGCTGAGCCGCTACAAGCTCAAGCGTCCCTTCAAGTACTAGCGTGACTCGCGCCGTTCGCGTTGACGGCCTCGTTGTCGTCTACAAGGCGAACGGCGATCGCGTCACCGCCGTGCGTCCGTGCCCCGTCCCTGACGGTGCGCGACAGGCGGCACGTCGCGGCTTGAAACTCCGCGCGGAGTTCAATCGCGGTGGCACGAGCGTCGGCGCGAATCGCGCCCGCCAACTGATTCGCAGCTCGCAGGTCTCACCCGAGATCGCGCGGCGAGTCTTCTCATACTTCCGCCGTCACGAGGTCGACAAGCGCGCACCTGGCTTCCACCAGGGCGGCGCAGGTTACCCGTCCGCGGGATACATCGCCTGGCTCCTTTGGGGCGGCGATGCAATGTACGCAGCGGTCAAGCGCTGGAAAGAGCACGAAGACCAATAACAGATACCGCAAGGAGGAGGCCCCTATGCGCATCGCTTGGTTCTCAAACGCCCCGTGGGCGCCAACCGGCTACGGTCAGCAGACCGCCGAGGTTGTGCCGCTGCTCAAAGCAGCCGGACACGATCCTGCGGTGCTTGCCAACTATGGACTCGCTGGCACGATCAGCGAGTGGCAAGGCGTGCCCGTCTACCCGCACGGGCTCGACGCGTATAGCAACGACCTCTCGCCGTACCAGGCGAAACAGTGGACCGAAGACAACACCCTCGGGTGGACGATCTCGCTCTACGACTCCTGGACGATGAAGGGCGACGGTTGGGACGCGCTGAACATCGCCGCATGGACGCCCGTCGACCATCAGCCGACACCGCCCCCGGTGCTGGAGTTTTTCCGTAAGGGCAAGGGGAAGCGCATTGCGATCGCGATGAGCCGCTTCGGCGAGCAGGCGCTCCTCGACGCTGGACTGGAACGCGACCGCGTGGTCTACGCGCCGCATAGCATTGACACCAACATCTTCAAGCCCACGCCGTCCACGATCCGTGAGCAGCTCGGCATCCCCGCCGACGCGCACCTCACGATGATCAACGCGGCTAACAAGGGCAACGTGCCAATCCGCAAGTGCTGGCCCGAGATGCTCCTCGCGTGGCGCACCTTCGCCGAGAAGCACGAGGACGCCTACCTGTACATCCACACCGAATCCACCGGCATCGCCAACGGCGTGCGCATCGAGCGCTTCTTGGAGGCGATCAGCGCGCCAACCGATCGCATCAAGATCGTCCCCCAACTGCCCTACAAGATGGGACTCCCGACTACCGTCCTTGCGCAGATGTACTCCGCCTCGGACGTCTTTCTCTCAACCTCTCGCGGTGAAGGCTTCGGCGTTCCCGTGATTGAGGCGCAGGCGTGCGGACTCCCCGTGATCGTCACCGACTGGACCGCCCAGAGCGAACTCTGCGGCGTCGGCTGGAAGGTCGACGGTCAGCCAGAGTGGGACGAGGCGCAGGGTGCGTGGTGGAAGGTGCCGAACGTGGACCTGATCATTGAGGCACTGGAGGCCGCCTACGCCCAGAGGGGCAGCACCGAGGCGCGCGATGCCGCCGTCGCCTTCGGCAAGACCTACGACACCCGCACAATCTTCGCGCAGTACTGGGAGCCGATTCTAGCCCGTCTCAGCGCTGAAGTGGGTACTGGCGCCACTCTG